GCTCACCGTCATGGAGGCTTCCCTCGGCGAGCTGGCCGACACCTTGGCCGCCGCCCACAAGCTCGACCGGCGCGCCGTGCTGCACAGCCTCCGCCAAGCCTGGCGCGCCACCCGGGCCAAGGCCGCCGACGCCGCCCGACGCGAAGCCGACGCCCTGCCGCTCGTCATCGAAGAGCAGGTTCCCGACGCCAGCGACCCCGCCGAGGGCCAAGCCTAGCCCGCCATGTGCATCCACCTCGGCAACCCGGACCGCCTGGCGCTGAACGCCGTGGCGCTCGCCCTCGAGCCGCCGCCGCCGGTCGACTATCTGGCCTGGGCCGAAAACAACATCACCTTCAAGGACGGCGAGAGCCCGTTCCCTGGCCCCTACAACCCGGCCATGTTCCCGGAGTTCACCGAGATCCTGGTGGCTCTGTCGCCCGACGACCAGTGCCGGATCGTCACCCTGGCCAAGTCGGCCCAGCTCGGCGGGACCATTCTCGCCAACATCTTCATCCTCGGCTCCATCGACCTCGATCCGGCCGACCTGATGTACATCCACCCGACCGAAGACAACGCGGTTAGGTGGTCCAAGCGCAAACTGAAGCCGATGCTGGACGGCTCGCCGAACCTGCAGCGGCTATTCGTGAGCAAGAGCCGCGAGGGCGGCGACTCGATCCTCTACAAGGAGCGGCGCGACGGCCGAGCGGCCCTGCTGATCTCGGGCGCCAACTCACCGGCGTCCCTGTCGCAAGTCACCATGCGCCGCCAGGTGCAGGACGACTTGTCCAAGTGGGAGATGAACGCCGCCGGCGATCCGGAGACCCAGGCGGACAGCCGCTCGCGCGCCCATGAGTTCGCCAAGCTGTTCAAGATCTCCACGCCCCTAGTGGCGCCGGGCTGCCGGATCACGGCGAGCTATGAGGCCGGAAGTCAGGAACGCCCCTTCGTCCCGTGCCCCCACTGCCACCACAAACAGGTGCTGGAGTGGGAGAACCTCCTGACCTCAATCGAGGCGGACCCCGAGAACCCGCATTTCACTTGCACCGGCTGCGGCTGCGAAATCCACGAACACGACCGCCCCTGGATGAAGGCGCGGCTCGAGTGGCGCGCCGCCAACCCGAAGGCCAAGGCCTATCACCGGAGCTTCTGGATCTGGTCGGCCTACAGCGTGCTGCAGAGCTGGCGACTGATCGCCGCCGAATGGCTGTCCGCCCGGGGCGATCCCGGCAAGGAGAAAACCTTCTTCAACGACACCCTCGGCCTGCCCTACCGGGCGCAGGGCGAGGCGGTGCCCTGGGAGGCGCTGCGCGACCGCGCCGCCACCTCGCCCTACGCCATCGGTGAAATCCCCGCCGGCGCGCTCCTAATCACCTGCGGCGTCGATTGCCAGATCGACCGGGCGGAATGGCAGGTGGTGGGCTGGGGCCGCGACTATCGCCGCTGGATCATCGCCGCCGGGGTTATCCCCGGCCACATCTCCGAAGAGGGGTGCCGCGCCAAGCTCGACGCTCTTCTGATCCAGACCTGGCGTAACGCCGCTCAACGTCGTCTCGGCCTCGACCTGATGGCCATCGACGGCAACGCCTGGACCGAAGACGTCTGGGGCTGGGTCAAGAAGCACCCGGCGGCGAAAGTGATGATGGTGCGGGGCGTCGGCTCCGAGAACGCCGTCCTCCTGGCCCTGGTTAAGCGCGAGCGCAACAACCGCACCGGCAAGGTGCTGCGCTACTCCAAGCGGTTCTACAACTTCGCCACATCCGTGCTGAAAATGGGGCTCTATCGGAACCTCGCCAAGGAAGACCCGCTCGAGCCCGGCTTCGTCGGCTTGCCCCGGGGGCTGGATGACGAATTCTTCCGCCAGCTCACTGCTGAGCGTCGCCTGCCCGAAAAGAACCGGCAGGGCTTCACGGTTTACCGCTGGGTCAAGGACCCGACCCAGGCCAACGAAGGTCTCGATACACACCTGCAGGCCGAAGCCGCCGCGATCCGCCTGGGCGTCCGCAACCTGCCCGACGCCAGCTGGGACAAGCTGGCCGCCGAACGCGAAACGCCCGAAGTCCACGTGCAGGGCGACCTGGAAGACTTGATGATCGGCCCGGCGGTGATCAAAGCGCCCGTTGCCGGTGACCCGCCGCCCCGCAAGCCCGGCCGCATCACGCGCCGCCTAGCCTAACCTCGAACTGGGAAGGATCGCCGCATGACCGATTGCGCGCCGCCGCCGTCCCTGCTCGACGGCCTGTCCCAAGACCAGCTCCGCGCCGAATTGGCCAAGGCTCAACAAGCCTATCTGGCCCTGATGCGCGGCGATAAGGGCGTGAACTACACCTACACCCAAGGCGACGGGGCCAAGGGCGTCACTTATCAGCCGACCAACCCGGCTCAGCTCGTGCAGCTGATCCGCCAGATCAAGGCGGCGCTCGGCCTCGACGGCGGTCGCCGCCGCCCGCTTCGTCCCACTTACGGCTGGCGCTGACACCCATGGCCGGCGTCACCCTCTACGGTCCCGATAATCAGCCCCTGCCGCCGTCCAAGCCCTCGCGGGCGGCGGCGCTGGCGGGTGGCGGTCGCACCGCCTACGACGCGGCCGGCTACTCAAGCCCGCACACCGAGGGCTGGAATCCGACCCTCTGGTCGCCGGACAATGAACGCAACCCGTTTCGCGACATCATGGTCGCGCGCGCCCGCGACCTTGCCCGCAACGACGGTTGGGCGTCCGGCGCGGTCACCCGCATCCTCGACAACGCCATCGGCGCGTCGTTCCGCCCGATCTCGCGCCCCGATCACCGGGCGCTGGCGGCTTATAGCGGCAACGCGGCCTTCGACGCCACCTGGGCGGACGAGTACGGCCGGGCGGCCGACGCCCGGCACCGCACCTGGGCGGACGACTATTCCGGCAAGTGGTGCGACGCCTCGCGCCAGTCTTGGATGAGCCTGATGATGGGGGTGGCCTTCCGTCATCTTTTGCAGGAAAACGATTGCTGCGCCGCCCTGCCGTGGCGGCCGGAGCGGGTCGGGCCGGGCCGGGCCCACTACGCCACCTGCGTTCAGCTGATCGATCCGGACCGGCTGTCCAACCCCGGCTACGCCTTCGATCAGCGCCACCTGCGCGGCGGCATCGAGATCGACGACGACCAGGCCGCCGTGGCCTACAACATCCGCAAGGCCCACCCGGGCGATTGGTGGGCGGGCGCGGACAGCGTCACCTGGGAGCGGATTCCGCGCGAGACCAGCTGGGGCCGCCCCGTCTTCGTCCACTACTTCGAACCCGACCGGGCGAACCAGCACCGGGGCGCCGGCGTCGGCATCTTCGCCCCCGTGGTGGAGCGGCTGAAGATGCTGATCGGCTACGACGTGGCCGAACTGGAAGGCGCGATCATCAACGCCATCTTCGCGGCCGTCGCGGAGAGCCCCTTCGATCCGGAGCTGATGGCCGAAGCCCTGGGCGACGGCGACGCCTCCAAGATCAACGGCTACCAGGACGCCCGGGCCGACTATCACGATCAGCGTCGCCTGATGATGGGTAGAGCCAAGGTGCTGCAGATGTTCCCCGGCGAAAAGCTGGAGATCGTCAAGAGCGAGCGGCCCAACGCCAATTTCGCCCAGTTCGAAAAGGCTGTGCTCCGCAACGTCGCCGCCGCCACGGGCGCGGCCACGCCCTGGATCACCAACGATTGGTCCGACGCCAACTATTCGTCGATGCGCGCGGCCCTGAACGAGGCGTGGAAGACGGTGCTGCGCCGTCGCAAGAACTTCGGCCACGGCTTCGCCCATCCGATCCGCGCGGCCTGGCTGGAAGAGTGCCACGACCTCGGCGAACTGCCGCTGCCGAACGGCGCGCCGGAGTTCATGGAGTGCCGCACCGCCTACGCTCGCGCCATCTGGGCCGGGCCCGGCCGAGGTTCGGTCGATCCCGTCGCCGAAGCCAAGGCGGCGGTGCTACGCATGGACGCCGGCCTCTCCACCCTCGAGACCGAGGCCATGGAGTACGGCGGCGACTTCTATGAGGACATCCTCGATCAGCGCGCGGCCGAGATCGCGGGCTACAAGAAGCGCGGCATGGCGCCGCCGACTTGGTCCGGCATGAACCCGATGGGCGAGCCCGCCAGTCGCACCATCACCGATCCGGAGCCCGCCTGATGCAGTTCGCGCACCTGGCGCAGCAGATGTTCAACCGTCCGCTGATGCTCCACCCCAAGAAGGCCGAGCTGGTCCTGGCGGCCCTGGCAGACCGCATGGGCCTTGCTCGCATTGAGCCCCGCGCCTGGGACGATGACGACGCCGACTGGGGCTTTGGCGACCGGCAGGACAATGCGGATCGCGACCGGGGTTATGATCTCCTCGGCCCCGCTGCTGTGATCCCGATCAAAGGCTTGCTGGTCCAGCGTACCGGCTCGCTCCGGCCCTATTCGGGCATGACCGGCTATGACGGCATCCGCCAAGCGGCTTTCGCGGCGGCGGAAGACCCGGCTGCAAAAGCCATCGTGCTGCATGTCAACTCGGGCGGCGGCGACGTGGCTGGGTGCTTCGACCTGGTGGACGATCTCTATGCGTTAAAGGCCGACAAGCCGATCTACACCATCATGGACGAGGTCGGTTTCTCCGCCGCCTACGCCCTGGGCTCGGTCGGCAAGATCTTCGTCCCGCGCACCGGCGGAACCGGCTCCATCGGCGTGATCTGCATGCACCTCGATATGAGCCGCGCGCTCGATGACGCCGGGTTGAAAGTCACCATCGTCCAGTACGGCGCCAAGAAGGCCGACGGCCATCCGGAGATCCCGCTCTCGGAAACGGCGCACGCCGACCTGCAGCGCGATATCGACGCCATGGGCGAACTCTTCGTCGAGACCATCGCCCGCAATCGCGGCCTCGCGACGAACGCGGTTCGTCGGACCGAAGCCGCCACCTTCCTGGGCGGGCTCGGCGTCACCGCCGGTCTCGCCGACGCCGTGGCCTCCCCGGCGGCGGCCTTCCAACAAATCCTGGCCGAGCTGGCCTAACCCCCACCCACTCTGGAGACTCGCTATGTCCACCCAAGCTTCGGGCGTGCGCGCCCGCGCTTTTTCGTTTGCTTCGTTGATCGGCCTGGGCGCCGGTCTCGCCCGCGCCGCCGATGACGACATCGACGGCAAGAAGGGCAAAAAGGTCGAGGACGAAGACCCCGAAAAGAAGGACCCCGAAGGCCGCCGCGCCGAAGATCAGGACCCGGATAAAAAGAACCCTGACGGCAAGAAGGGCGAGGGCGACGACCCCGAAAAAAAGGACGGAAAGAAGTCCAAACGCGCCGAAGACGAGGAGTGCGAGGACGAAGACGAGGACAAGGACACCTCGGATATGCGCCAGGCCCGCCGCGCCGAGCGCGCCCGCTGGGCTCGAGTGATGGGCTCTGCCCCGGCCGCCCAGTCGGCCGGCCACCTGGCCACGGCGTGCCATCTGCTCGCCAATACCTCGCTCCGCTCGACCTCGATCGTCGAGGCCGTGGCCGCCATCCCGGCCCAGGCCCCGGTCGCTCAACAACCCGGCAGAGCCAGCCTCGACCGGCGCATGGAGACCGTGGAGCGCATCGCCCCCGGCTCCGATGGCGGCGCTGCGCCCGCCAAGGATTCGCCAGCCGCCTTTGCGGCTCTGGCCGCTCAAGCGGTTTCCAAAGTCCGGGGCTAGGCCCCGTTTAACCCACCCGCTCCGGACCCCGGTGCGGCCAACCCACCCTCACATCCGAACCGAGGTCCGATCCCATGAGCACGAACAACATCGGCGACAACCCCTACGCCCCCGGCGTCGTTCACGACGCCTATCTGCCCGATCAGCTGATCGCCGGCGCCCAACCGATCGTCACCCAACCGATCATCTTGAACTCCGGCACACTGAAGCGCGGCACGGTGCTGGGCCGCCAGTCGGTCGAGCACGCCGAACTGTTCGCGGTCGCGGGCAATACCGGCAACCCGACCTTCTCCGGCATTTCCACCAACGGTGCGCGGGTCGGCGACTTCGCCATCGTAATGACCGACGCCACCCACTTCACGGTCACCGACCCGGAGGGCGTCGCCTTGGCGGCCGGGGTGTTCGGCACGGCCTACAGCCAGAACGGCCTGAACTTCACCATCACCGCCGGCGGCGCCGCCTGCGTCGCCGGCGACAAGTTTACGGGTCGCGTTTATGCTGCCACCGGTCAGTACATCAAATCGGTCGCCACGGCGACCGACGGTTCCCAAAACCCCAGCGCTATCCTGGCTGACGACGTTGACGCCTCGGCCGGTCCGGTGGCCACGGGCGCATATCTGACCGGCGAGTTCAACTCGCGTGCGATCATCATCGACGCCTCCTGGACGATCTCCACGGTCCGTGGCGCCCTGCGCGCCTTCGGCATCTTTATCAAGTCGTCGGTCTCCGCCGCCGACCCGAGCTGATCCTCGCTTTCCAACCCTCACCGCGCCCCATGGCGGGCGCTTACCTTTGAACGAAAGGATGCCCCGCCATGGCGGATTCGATCTCTTTTGACACGGCGGAGCTGGTCGCCGTCGTCCCCAACCTCAAGACCTCGCAAAACTTCCTGCTGGACACCTTCTTCCCCGGCTTGGTCGAGTTCGACACGGAAGAGGTGCTGATCGACATCGACGTCGGTAAGCGCCGCATGGCGCCGTTCGTCTCGCCCCTGGTCGAAGGCAAACTGGTGGAGGCCCGCCGCATCCAAACCGACAAGTTCAAGCCCCCTTATATCAAAGACAAACGGGCGCCGGATCTGCGCCGCCCGGTTCGGCGCTCGATCGGTGAGCGGGTGGGCGGAGAACTCAACGCGGCCGAACGGGAAATGGCCAATCTCCAGTTCGAGATGGAAGACCAGATCGACATGATCAACCGGCGCCTGGAATGGATGGCGTCCAGCGCCCTCCAAACGGGCACCGTGGTCGTTGCCGGCGACGGTTTCGCCACCACGTTGGTGGATTTCGGCCGGGACAGCCGCCTGACGATCGCTCTTACCGGTTCGAACCGTTGGGGTCAGACGCTCGACGCCACGGGCCGCGACACCGTGATCGTGCCGCAGCTGACCACTTGGAACGCGCTGATGCTGCAGCTCTCCGGCGCGGGGGCGACCGACATCGTGTTCAGCAACGGCGCCTGGAACAAGTTCATCAACGCCGCCGGCGTTTACGGGGCGATCAATTATCCCAAGCTCGCCGACAGTGGGAACAACATCAACCCGGCCGCTATCGTGCAAAAGGGCGGCGTCTATCAAGGCAGCTGGGGCCAATACCGGCTTTGGCTCTACAACGACTGGTATGTGGACGATAACGACGTCGAGCAGCCCATGCTGCCGGACGGCTATATCATCATGAGCGGCCCGGCCCTGATGGGCACCCGCGCCTTCGGCATGATCATGGATCCCAAGTTTGCTTACAAGCCGATGGCCTACGCGCCGAAGACCTGGGTGACCGACGATCCGGCCCAGCGCCTGATCATGATGCAGTCCGCCCCCCTGGTCATCCCGAGCCGAGTCAACGCTTCTCTCGCGGTCAAGGTCTACTAGGCCGCGCGCTTTACTGGGGCGGCGAACGCGGTTCGTCGCCCCCGCCCTTTTCCCCCATTCTCCGCACAAGGAAGCCTTCGCCGTGAGCGATCAAGCCCTCGACTCCGACCAAACCCAAGGCGGTCAGGATCCCGCCGATCAGTCCCAGGACGTTCAATCTCAAGCCGAACAAACCGCCGCCGCAGCGCCCGCTCCGCCGCCTGCGAAGTCTGGGAAGTCCGGCGGTAAGACCGGCGCTCCGCAGCCGGTCAAAGCGACCGTCGCGCGCGGGCGCTCCCTCATGGTCGGCGACACCCATTACCGCGCCGGTGATGAAGTGAGCGTCCCGGCGGAGGAATACCCCGGACTGATCGCCGCCGGTTTCCTGTCGGACCCTAACGCCAATGTCTCGGCGCCGTCCGGCCCCCGGACTTTGATCGAACGCGTCTAACCTCCCATGGCCATCGACTGGGACCAGGCCGTGCTCGGCCCGTTGATGGCCGTGTTCGGCGAAGACGAAACGGTCGGCTTGCCGATGTACACGCCGCAGGGTGGTGCACCGTTCGCCTTGCAAGACGCGGTGTTCGACGACGGTTATCAGACCCGCGTGTTGCTGGATGACGGCGCCCCCGGCTTCGCCACCACAGACCCGACGCTTGGCGTGCGTCTCTCTCTTTTCGCCACGCCCCCCGCGCCGAACGATAAAGTTTTTATTCCCCGCAATGGGAAAACTTACCTCGTCAACGATGTCCGCCCTGACAGCCATGGCCACGCCGTGCTCGAGTTGAACGAGACCGCACCGTGACCCGCACGCCGGACCTGGTAGACGTTGTCGTCGCCTTGCTGGCGGCCGGCGATAACGGCGCGACGGACGCCAACAAACGAGTCTATGCGCCGCGCGATTGGCCCAGTTGGAACCGGCAGCAATATCCGGTTCTCTTCGTTTCGGCGCCAAATGAACAAAAAGTCTCGCAGGGACGCGCTGGGCTGAGTTTCACCACCACAGCGACGGTCAGAATTTCCGCGCGCGTGTCATCCTTGGCGTCCACGGACGACGCTGCGGCCGGATCAAACGAAACCGCGCTATGGGCGCTCCAGCGCCAGATCGAAATGGCCTTGATCGGCGCGCCGGCGTTGATGGGCCTGATCCAGCAATATCCGACTGTCACCAGCCAGATGATGTTCGACGCTGAAGGCGCCAAGCAATTCGGCCAAATGGTGATCGATCTCGGGCTTGAGTTCTACCAGGGCTGGGAAGACTTCGCGCCGATCGCATCGGACACCCTGTCCGAAATCACCATTACGCCGAGCGGTTTGCCGATCCTTGACGAGGCCGCCGCGCCCATCCTTGACGACACCGAAGCCGGCATTACCGACGCGCCGGCCTTCCCCCAGGCCCTCGACATCATCCTTCCCGAATAGGAGTCGCCCCATGTGGGTCAAACCTTCGCCGCCCGGGGCGCACGTGCGCGATCCTCGGACCAAGCTCGTCATCCCGGCGGAAGGCTTCGCCGCCGATCCGACCGATCTTTCCATCGCGCGCCTGGTGCGGGACGGCGACCTGGTGGTCGTTCCGGACGCCAAGCCCGCCGCTAAAGCGAAGGGCTGAGCGCCGTCATGACGATTCCGTTCAAGAACATCCCGCAGAACCTGCGCACGCCGCTGTTCTATGCGGAAGTGGATGCCAGCCAAGCGAACACCGCCCAGGCCAGCCAGCGCGCGTTGATCGTCGGCCAGATCGCGTCCGGCGGGACTGGCGTCGCGGACACCCCGGTGCTCTGCCAGGGGATCGCCGACGCCAAGGCCCAGGGCGGCGCGGGCTCGATCCTGGCCCTTATGGCCGCCGCCTATATCGGCGCGGATCCTTACGGCGAAGTCTGGTTGGGGCCGCTGGCCGACAATGGCGCGGGCGTCGCGGCCACGGGCTCGGTGCTGTTTGCCGGGCCGGCTACGGCGGCGGGAACGATCAACCTCTATGTCGCCGGCGGCCGGGTGCAAATCCCGGTGCTGTCGGGCGCCACGGCGGCTTCGTTGGCGACGGCGCTGGCGGCGGCCATTGCGGCCAACAGCGACCTGCCGGTAACCGCAGCGGTCGATGGGGCGAACACGGCCAAGGTCAACCTGACGGCCAAGAACGCGGGCGAATGCGGCAACGACATTGACCTTCGCATGAACTATCGCAACGCCGCCGGCGGCGAGGCGACGCCCGCAGGGATCACGGTGACGCTCACGGCCATGGCCGGCGGCGCCACCAATCCCGTGCTCACAAACCTTCTTACCAATCTTCACGACAAACCGTTCGACTTCATCGTGTCGCCCTATACGGACTCGACCTCGCTGGCGGCGTTCACCGCCTTGCTCAACGACCAAACCGGTCGATGGAGCTGGCAGGTGCAGATCTATGGCCACGTGTTCACGGCCAAGCGCGCCAGCTATGCGGGCCTCGCCACCTTCGGCGTGACGCAGAACGATCCGCACTCGACCGCGCTCGGCGTCTACGACAGTCCGACGCCCGCCTTCGTATGGGCGGCGGCTGTGGCGGGCGCGGCGGCGGCAAGTCTGCGGGCCGATCCGGCGCTACCGCTGCAGACCGTGACGATTCCGGGCGTGCTTCCGCCGCCGTTGACGTCGCGCTTTACGCTCAGCCAGCGCAACGCCTTGCTCTACGACGGGATTTCCACCTTTACCGTCCAGCAGGGCGGCGTGGTCGCGATCGAAAACCTGATCACGACTTATCAAAAGAACGCATTTGGCCAACCGGACAACAGCTTGCTGGAGGTGGAGACGCTGTTCACCATTGCAGCTGTGTTGCGACGTCTGGCGGCCGTCATCACGTCTAAGTTCGCGCGGGTCAAGCTGGCGAGCGACGGTGCGCGGATCGCGCCGGGCTCGGCGATTGTAACGCCGAAAGTCGTGCGAGGTGCTCTGATCGCAGAGTACCGCGCCATGGAATCCGATGGCTTGGTGCAAGACGCTGCTGTGTTCGCCGCCAACATCGTTGTTCAGCGCAACAGCACAAACCCCAACCGGCTGGACGTGCTCTGGCCAGGGACCTTGATCGGTCAGCTGCGTCAGCTCGCCCTTCTTCTTCAATTCCGCCTGCAATAGGAGCGCGCCGCCATGGCCGACAACCTCAATTCCGGCGTCGCAACCCTCACCGTGGACGGCAGGGCGATACCCGTCGTCAAAGCGCTGACTTACCGTGTGTCGGGTGTCGTCAGAGAGACCCAGACGGGTCAAGACGACGTTCACGGTAAAAAAATCAAACCGCTGGCGGGCATGATTTCCGCCACGATCCGTGACAGCTCCGGCCTTAGCCTCGGCGATGTTAACGACTGGGACGATGTTACGGTCGTGGCCGAGCTGGCCAACGGCAAAGTGATCGTTGGTCGCAACATGTGGACCGTCGATAACCAAGAAGTAAACACCGAAGAGGGCGAATTCGAATTGAAGTTCGAAGGCCTCGACGTTTCGGAGAATTGATCCCATGATGACCGATAAGCAAGTAGACGCCATGATGGCGCTGCCGGACACCCTGTCCATTCCGCTGCGCTCGCCGATCAAAAACCCGGGCGGAAACGATTACAGCAGCCTTGATCTGCAAGAACCGACCGCCGGCCAATTAATGGCTATCGCCAAGCGCACTGATGATTTTGGCGAATTTGCGATTCACGTCGTCGCCGGTTGGCCGTTGTCGTGTGTGAGACAATTGCCTGCCCGCGAATTTCGCAGGGCTGTCGATTATTTATTGTCTTTTACAAACGGCGGCCCAGCGACTGGCCCGGTCGCTTAGCCGCCCTTGCATTGTTCTACGGTTGGGCTCCGCGCGAGCTCTGGGCGCTGACGTGGTCTGAACTCGATTTTTGGTTTGAGGCCATGCGCGCCGCACAAAAAGCCCGAAAGAAAAGCTGATGTCTAATCCGTTTCGTCTTCCCATTACCGCTGAAGACAAAACGGCGGCGGCGTTTAAGTCGATCAATAAAAAGGTCGATGCGCTGGGCGCCAGCCTAGGTAAGGCCACAGGCAAGCTGGCCGGCGGATCGAACGCGTTCAACATCGGCGGCGATTTGGGCGACGCGGCCAAGTCGCTCATGACCGCCCGTGGCGCCTTTGCTGAGGCGGCCGGATCGGCAGAGTTGGCCAATGTCGGGTTTGGCGCCGTAGCGCTGGGCGCGGGCTCCATCAGCGCAGCGCTCGGTCTTGCGGTCAAAGAAATGATCGACGCGGGAAACAAGTTTTCCGATCTGGGCGTGAATACGTTCAACGTATCGCGGCGCATGGGTGCTTCGGTGCGCGATGTCACAAGTCTCGGCGTCGCTTTGTCAAAATACGGGATCGATCAAAGCACCGCGACATCGGCTTTGACCGGGTTTGGCGAAGCCATCAACGACGCCGACTTTGGCCGCAACAACGCCCTTAAAGCGTTTATGAACCAAACCCATCTACAATTTAAGCGCGGCGCGGACGGCGCGCTCGATTACCGCCAAGCCCTGTTAGACGTCTCCGCCGTTGTGGCGCGCCAAAATAATGCGCAAAGCGCAGGGTTGGTGGCGCGTCAATTTGGGTTGGACGCCTTGTTGCCCGCGTTACAGGACGGCCCTCAAGGTTTGGCGGCGGCGATCCGAAAAACGGCAGAAGCCAACACGGCCATGACCGATCAAGAAATTTCGGACGCGCGGCGCTGGAAATCGGAAATCGTCGACCTGGACGCTCAATGGAGAAAAATGAAACAGGATTTAACTGAAAAGTTCGTCATCCCGTGGGCGCTCCCGGCAATCAAAGGTGCAGATTATCTGACCACGCATTCGGTCAACGATATGTGGGGCGATCTTTTTCACGCTTTGGGCTTGGGCGGTTCCAAACCGAGTGCGCCGCCTGCGCCTGCAGCGCCCGGCGTTCGATACGGGGCCAATCAGACTGCCGGAGTAAAGCGCGTCGACCGCGCTGGGTTTCAAGGTTTTTTCCAAGGAGCGGGTTGGAACCAGGCGCAGGCGGCAGGCCTGCTCGCCAACGCCGAACATGAATCGAGCCTAAACCCGTTCGCGCGTAACGGGCAGCATTATGGGTTGTTTCAATGGGATAAGGACCGGCAAGCGGCGTTTAAAGCATGGGCCGGCCACCCCATGACCGACACGAAAGACCCCTTAGCGGCCGGCCGCGAACAGATGGCGTTCGCCAATTATGAACTGCGCCAGGGCAATGAACGAAACGCTGGTCAAAAGCTGGATCAAGCCATGACCGGCGCCAACGCTGCGTTCGTCATTTCCGAGCTGTTTGAACGTCACGGCGATCCGCAGGAAAGCATGCGTCGCGCGGCGGAAGGTGCTCGATTGGATGTCAACGTCCAATTCAAGAACGCGCCGCCTGGAACCGGCGTTCAAACCGCCGGCGGTCCGGACGTGACCACGAAAATCAAAATCGAACACGCCTTCCCTGACATTCCGAGATCCTGATGAGCGCTTGGACCGACCGGTTGCGGCCGGCCTCGTTCCGAGGCGTGCCGTTCGCTGTGCTTAATGCGGAGGCGCGTTTTGGGCGCCGGCTGGCGCTGCATGAATACCCATTCCGCGATAATCCCTGGGCGCAAGACATGGGTCGCCGCGCGCGGGTGTTCACGATCAGAGGGTTCCTGATCACCGATAGCGCCGTCTATGGCGGCGGCGACGTCATCGCCCAGCGCGAACGGTTCGTGGCGGCGGTGGAGGCCGAAGGATCGGCGCAACTGATCCATCCGACTTATGGCGATCTGACTGTCGCGTTGGACACCTGGTCGGTCGAAGAGCGTTGGGACGCCGGCCAGTATTTCGAATTTAACCTTACGGCTTATGAAAGCGGTGATCGGGTATTTCCAAACGTCACCACGGCCACGCCTGCCGCTGCCGTCGCTGCCGCCGATGACGCCGACCTCGCTATTAGCGATGATTTCGATGTCGAAAGCGCCGATGCTTTGTCAAATGACAACACCGATCCCCTGGCGGCGGTCAAGGCGTGGACCAAGGAAATTCGGGCGCTGGTCAAAGACGCTACGGCGATCTACGGACTAGTCACCGATTTGGCGGGCTCCAATGGTCGGTATGCCGCCGGCCGGACTTTGGGATTTCTGGCGCAAATCCCGGCGCTTTATGAAACGGCCGCGACAATTGGCGATCTGATTGGAGCGTCGGCGACGGCTCGCGCCGTAGTAGGCGATGCTGAAAGTGCGGTCGAGACGGCGCTCGGCGCCCTCGGCGGCGGCGCCGGCGCTTCCGCCTTGGCGGCGGCGGTGCGGGGCTGGATCGGCGCCCTGGCCGGGGCCGCAGCGGATCCTTCGGACCGAGTGCGGGTGCTTTTGACGCTTACATCGGTTCGACCGCCTGAACGAACCGCGTTCGCCGCCGTGTTCGGAGACTTGCTGCGCACCACGGCGGCGACGGCGTTGGTGCGCGCCACAGCGGTCTATGAACCGTCTTCCTATGACGACGCCGCCACGGTCAAAGCCGCCGTCTCCGCCGCCCTCGACGCCGCCCTGATCGCCGCCGCCGACGCGGGTCGAGCGGACAGTTACAAGGCGCTTCGCGCCCTCAGCAGCGCCGCCCTGCAGGACCTGACCCAGCGCGGCGCTAAACTTGCGCCGCTCCGGACTGTGACGCTTCCGGAACCTATTCCCGCGTTAGCTCTGGCCCAGCGGCTTTATCGCGACCCGAACCGCGCCGAGCAATTGGTCACCGAGGCGGATCCAATCCATCCACTGTTCATGCCGACGGCATTCAGGGCGCTGGCCGCATGACCGACGAGCTCAAATTGAAAGTCGGCGGCGTCGTGATTTCCGGCTGGACGGATATCCGCGTGACGCGCGGTATCGAGCGTTTTCCCAGCGATTTCACAATCGCCTTGACGGACAAAGACCCCGCCACGCTCGCCCAGGTGACTGGCCGGCCGGGCGACGCGTGTCAGGTGTTGTTGGGCGATGATGTGGTCGTGACCGGTTATGTCGACCGCTTGACGCCGTCTTACACGGCGACGGGCTACCGATTAACTTTGTCAGGCCGAGGCAAAGGGCAAGATTTGGTCGATGCGTCGGCGGAATGGCCCGGCGGCCAAATCGCAGGCGCCAACGTCCAGGCGATCGCCGAAAAATTGGCGTCGGCCTACGGCATTAAAGTCACGACCGTGGGCGATCCGGGCAAAGTCATTCCACAGTTCAATCTGACGCTGGGTCAAAGCGCGTGGGAGATTATCGAAGAGATTTGTCGTTACGAGGGGCTATTGGCTTACGAACTGGCTGATGGGTCTCTTCGGCTTGGTCCGGTCGGCGCAACAATTGCGGCCAGCGGCTTTGTGGAAGGCCAAAACGTCGAAGCAGGGTCGGTGGCATTTAGCATCAACGAAAGCTTCAGCGAGTACGATTGTTTCTTAACGTCGCAGGAAACGTTTGGCGACGTTACTGGCCCGGCCGACCAGCACGCCGGCAATTTGATCGCTACAGTCAAAGACCCTAACGTTCGCCGCAACCGCAAACGCTATATCATTTGCGAAGCGGTCCAAGGTGGTATCGATTTGGCTCAACGCCGCGCCGTTTGGGAAGCGCAGCGGCGCGCGGGGCGAGGATCGATTGCGCAAATCACCTGCGATAGCTGGCGCGATGGGAACGGTGCTTTGTGGACGCCGAACACCCTTGCTCCGGTTTCGTTGCCGTCGCTGCGCTTGGCCAAGGCCACCTGGCTAATCAGCGAAGTGACCTATCGATTGGATGCGTCGGGCACGCACGCCGACCTGGTGCTGGGCCCGCCCACAGCTTTTGCGCCTCAACCCGTGCAGCTCCAACCCGTCGTCGCGGGAATCGTATGATGGAAAAGTTGATCCGCGCCATCGCTCACTTGGTCGGTATGGCCAAGGTGCTGCGCGTCGACGATAGCGGCGCGGTGTTGCGGTTGCAGATCGATCGCGGTCCTTACGGCGAACGCGGTTCGCAAGGGCTGAGGGACGACACGGCTTTCGCGGGCGGCGCCTATGGTCATTATGGCGTTCCGCCTCTGGGCGCCGACGCTGTGGCGCTTTCGATTTCCGGCGATCGCTCCCGCACTGTGGTGCTCGGCGTGGTCGATCCCAAGTCGCGGTTGAAAGGCCTTCAGCCTGGTGATGCGGCTATGGGCGATGTGCGCGGCGCCTATTTGAAACTCACGGCGGCCGGGCTCGAGATCGATGCGGCGAATTTGCCGATTAAGATCTATAACGCTGCAACCATTACTCTTGTGTCGACCGGCGCCGTGCGTGTCGAAGCGCCGACGCTGCAGTGCACCGGCGAAATCGTGGCGCATTGCGACGGGACCGCGATTGCGCTCGGCACGCACAAACATGCCGGCGTGACAGCCGGTGGCGCTGTTTCGAGCGGCCCGGTTCCTTAAAATGCGCGATATTCCGACGATGTGGGTCCCTGCCGAAGCGCGGGGCGATTGGGTTGCGCCCGATCCGTCGCAGCCGCTTTCCGATCTTGAGACGGCGGTGCTGATCAGCCTGTTCAGCGACGCCACGGCCACCCCGTCCGACGTCATCCCGGACGGGTCCGGCGATCCGCGCGGTTGGTGGGGCGACCAGGGCGAAGACACGCCGATCGGCTCCCGGCTCTGGCTCTATGAGCGCGCCAAGCGGACCTCGGCGACGCTGAACGCGGTGCGCGACGCCATCAAAGCCGCCTTGGCCTGGCTGGTGACGGACCAAGTGGCGGGGCGCGTCGATATCGAATGCGAGTGGCAACCCGGCGGCCGGTTGGCGGCGCGCATCGGCATCGTGCGGCCGACCGGCGACGTGGTGAGCCTGGCCTATGCCTGGGCGTGGGGGACTGACTAATGCCGTTCGCCCGTCCCACCCTAAGTGATTTGCGAGCCCAAATTAAAGCCGACCTCGGGTCGGACTGGCTGCGTTTTGCCAATGTTCCCGTCCTCGGCAAAGCCTTAGCCGGCGCGCTTTGGGGTCAATACGGTTATCTCGATTGGATCGCCCGCCAATCGACGCCGTTTACGGCTAAGGATGAAGCGCTGGAAGGCTGGGCGGCGTTGAAAGGCGTCACCCGCAAGGCCGCGACCAAGGCGTCAGGTCCGGCGTCTTTCGCGGCTTCTGGATCGTCGCCGTTGCCCGCCGGGACACCCGTCGTGCTGACCTCGACCGGAGCGGCTTATGTGGTCACCACGGGCGGCGTGGCAAGCGGCGGTTCTGTCGCCGTCACAATTCAAGCGGTGCAAGCGGGTGCAACGGGCAACGTCGACAGCGGAGCGGGGCTAACACTTGGTTCGGCTGTCGCCGGCGTTTCGCCCAACGGCGCGACTACGGCGGCGCTTAGCGGCGGCGCTGATGTTGAACTCGACGCCTCATTACGCACCCGGATGTTGGCGGCCTATGCGGCCCCGGCAAAGGGCGGGGCCCAAAGCGATTATGTGGAGTGGGCGCTGGGCGCGCCGGGGGTCACCCGCGCTTGGGTATCGCCTCGAGGTCAGGGGCCTGGCACGGTTGTGGTCTATGTGATGCTGGACGACGCCGAAGCCACGCATAACGGATTTCCACAAGGCTCAAACGGTGTCGCGGCTTTGGAAACGCGCGACGTGGCCGCAACGGGTGACCAACTGGTCGTCGCCAATGCCATCTATCCACTGCAGCCGGTGACCGCTTTGGTTTATGTGGTGGCGCCACGACCGAACACCGTTGCTTTTACGTTGGCGGGGCTAAGCGCCGCCACGGCGGATATAAAAGCCGCCATCGCGGCGGCGATCGACGCGGCGCTGTTGGCCGTGGCGGCGCCGGGCGGCTCGGTAAACTTGTCCGCCATTGAGTCCGCGATCGCCGCCGTGCCTTTGACGGCTGGCTTCGTCATTACCGCGATCACCTGCGATCATGGGACGGTCTCCCCGGGCTCGGCGGGCAATATCAGCTCGGCGGCCGGATACCTGCCCGTGCGCGGCGCTGTGACGTACAGCTGATGCCCGCGCCCGCGTTTACCGTTCAAGATTTCGCTACCGCCTTGCAGCGACTATTGCCGCGCGGACGCGTGTGGACTGCGGACCCGTCCAGCACTCAGACGGCGCTTTTGACCGAACTGGCGCAAAGCTTTCAACGGTTGGCGGCGCGGGGCGCGGCGTTGCTGATCGATGCATTTCCCGCAACCACCTCCGAGCTGCTGCCGGAGTGGGAAGCCAGTTTAGGCTTGCCGGATCCCTGTGTCGGTCCAGGCGCGACAGATAAACAACGGCGCGCGCAAGTGCTCGGCCGCCTCACCGATACCGGCGGCGTCAGCGCTCTCGATTTTATCGCGTTTGCCGCTACGCTTGGATTTACGATCACCATCGCCACTTACACGCCGTTTCGCGTCGGTCGAAACTCTGCGGGCCAAGCTTTGCGCGGGCCGGCTTGGTCGTTCACTTGGGGCGTTACAGTATTAGCCAATAGTGGCGGCCTCGATCCATCCGTGTTGATTTGCGAATTTCGTGCCCGGGCCCCGGCCCATACGTCCATCCTTCTTTTGAGCTGAAATCATGCAGCGCATCGACGACGCGACGGCGGCAAACGCCTTGCCGGCTCCGGAAGCCGCCGGAACGCCCGGCTATTTCACGGAAGGCGATCCTGCAACGCCAACGCCCGCGACTTTGCTTCGGGCGTCATGGGCAAACATGGTGCAGGAAGAATTGGTCACCGTTGTGGTCGCGGCCGGTATTGGATTGTCCAAAACCGTCTATACCCAAGTGCGCGATGCCATTCTTTACTTGATCCAGCGCGGCACACCGAAATATGCGGCCGATACTGGCGCAGTTAATACCTTAACTGCAACCTTGTCGCCCGTCCCGGCCGCGTTGACGGACGGCATGGAAGTCAGGGTCAAAGTCGGGCACACCAATACCGGCGCAGTGACGCTCAACGTCAACGCGCTCGGTGCGCAGCCGGTCACGTCCAGCCAAGTGGCGCTCGGCGCGGGCTCCCTCACGGCAGGCTCAATCTATTCTTTTGTTTGGAACGCAGCCTTAAACGCGTGGGAATTGCAAACGCCGCTGGCCAGCGCAGGCGCGTCGGCTGTCTTGGCAGACCCCGGATATAAAATATGGCCGGACGGCTATGTGGAGCAATGGGGTAATGTAGTGGGCGCGATTACTCACGAGGGGTCGGTTTCAATTACTTTTCCCTTTGTTGGCATGAGTCAATGTTTCATCGCTCACGCTTGGGCATTGAATTCTAGCGCTTCCAACATCGGCAACACAACTTTGCAAACCCAAAGTTACATGGCCACGGGAGCGACTTTCTACGTGCAAGACGACGTTGGCGGCAGCGGCGCGGCGGCCACGGGTTTTGGCTGGCGGTGCGTCGGCAAGATCTAGCACGCGCCGCTGCGTCTCATTTTCCTCGCGAGCGAGCCCATCCCAATGCCCGAATTTCCGGACGGCTATCCCGTGCGCGCGACCGTGCCGTTGTCGGGCGACGAAGCGGTGTTGATTAGTCAAGGCGGCCGCGTCAAACCCGTGGCCGCCAGCGAGGTTGCGGCTTTGGCCGCACGAATCCGGATATTCGATTATCCAGGCCAATGGACGCGAGTGACGTCAGATCGAACCTTGGTGGTTGGCGGTCTTTATGGCGTCGTCACTACCCATTCGCGAACCTTAATTCTGCCGCTGCTGGCTGGATTGAGCGACGGCGCCGCAATTCGTGTCGCGGACCTTAAAGGGCTGTCTGAAACCAACCCGATCGTCATCATCCCGGCGGCGGGTGATAAAATAAACGATCAATTGAATAACCCCATCACAATCGCAAGCAACCGAACCGTTGTGGATTTTGTCGTCAATCTAGCTGACGGCACGTGGGACACACTCACCCTATTATAGGAGCGCCCCGTTATGGCTCGGCGTCACCCGTTTACATGGGCTGCGGCCCTATGTCTGCTTGCCAGCGTTGTAGCGGCCCAAACAACGATTGGGCCGCCGCTTTACAAAGCGCAAAATCTCGGCGATGTCGCCAATCCGGCAACGGCGCGTACCAACCTGGGCGCCGCTAAGTCGGGCGCGAATTCCGACATTACAAGCCTCAATGGCTTGACCACGCCTGTTGCAATCAACGAAGGCGGCACGGGAGCGACAACCGCTCCGGCCGCGCGGACCGCGCTCGGCTTAGATAGTGCGGCGACGCAACCCTCATCGGCTTTTGATCCGGCAGGCGCTGCAGCCACGGCGGCGGCGGCGGCCTTGGCTAAGGCCGCAAACCTGTCTGATGTCGCCAGCTCGACGACTGCCAGGGCGAATTTAGGCGCGGCGAAAAGCGGTTCTAATTCGGACATTACAGCGATCACTGGCTTGACCACGCCTTTGGCGATTGCGCAGGGCGGTGTCGGTGCGAAGGACGCAGCGACGGCGCTGCAAAACCTGGCCGGCGTGGTGAACGCCTCGGCTTGTGGCTACGCGTCGGCTCCCAGCTGGTGCGCAGGTTCCGATATTGGCGCTTGGATCAATGCGGCAGTAGCCTATGTAGGAACGGGTAAATCTTATAAAGTTATTATTGACCCGTATCAGGATTATTCTTACAGCACGACTGCTGTTGTTCCGTACAATATCCTTTTGGATTGCCAAGGGGCGATGTTGAATTACACGCCCACGACCGGCGCAGCGATTGTTGCTGCGGAACCGACTTTTACAGCCGCCACAACCTATACCATGCCGACAATTCGCGATTGTCGAATTCATCACTCGGCGGGTTATAGCGCCGGCAACACGAATATCGGCGTTTATTCCGGCGGCGACCCGGCGGGCGCGCTTAGCCCGTCCACTTATTGGGGCCCGTTTCTGAACCTGCAGAACGTTGACATTTCCGGGTTTAAGAGCGGCTATACTTATGGAAATAACGTCTGGGCGATCAACCTGACAGGCATTCACCTTCACGACAATTACGACGGCATTTTTGATCCGGGAGGTCAGGACAATGCCGGTGAGTTGATGAAAGTGTCGGGCTTTAACATTTATGACAACGCTCACTGCGGCGTAAACAGCCTTGCGTATAACAATTGGGGCTTTGAAAACGGTCATTTCGACTATAATGGCTCAGGCGGAACGACTGGCGCGGTTTGCGGCACACAGATCGTCGCGGAGTTTCACTTTATTCACTTTGAACAACCGACCGCGCCTTACATTTACATGTCTTCGGCGGCGTCTGTTATTGTTGACGATAGTACGATTTACACAGCGTCAAACACGACGGCGGGTCAGGGTTTATTTGTCATGCTCGGATCGGGGCATATTTACAATGCGTCGATCATTCATAATATTCAGATATCGGGTCAATATACGCCGCCTTACCTAGTGTACACAGGTGGTGTGGGTGATACCCTGCAAAGTTTTTCTGGTATTCAATATAACAGCGTACCTGCCGGCTCGTCGTTTACGACGCCCTATAGCGACGCGGTCAATGGCGCTATCGCCTTTCCAAATTCCGGTCCGCTGAATATCGGCGGCGACGTGGCGATTGGATACAGCGGTATCGCGATTGGATCTGGGACAGGGTTTAGCGGCGCCCCGGCGCCCAGTAACGGCCTAGCCGTTCAAGGTAGTGTCGGGATCGGCACGAACACTCCGGCTTATCCCCTTGACGTGGATAACAAGACCGCCGCGTCAGACATTACAGCGCGGGTGCACAACGGTGTTTCGGGACGTGCAGCGATTTGGCTCGCGGCGGCCGGCAGCAATTATGTGAATTCTCAATATGCCGGTACGGGCGCCACCTGGGGCGTCGGTGAATTCGGCAGCACGGCGTTTCAGTTTCAAGATATTACCAACGGCACTTATCCCTTGGTAATTAATCAAGGCGCGCCGACCAACGCAATCAATATTGGTCCAACGGGGTTCATAGGCCTGGGCCGCATACCGACCTATAATTTCGACGCTTACGCAGCATCGACGCTGAACGCCGACGCTAACTCGGCGATCACTAATGCGGCTTCGGGTCGCGGTGCTTACTTTCTTGCAAACGCCAACAGCAATTACAGCAACACGGCCTATTTCGGAACCGGCGCTCAATGGCGCGCGGGCCAAATTGGATCGACAATGTTCCAAATTGAAGATGTCACCAGCTCGACATTCCCGTTCAGCATTGTTCAAGGCGCGCCGACCAACGCTGTTAATATCACTTCGAATGGATTTGTAGGTTTAGGCCGCGGGCCGATCTACAATTTCGACGTCTATCAAAGCGCGTCTTCAGCGACCGATGCGGTTATCGGGCTGACGAACGCCGCGAGCTCTAAGGGCGCATACTTAAACCTGACGGGCGCGAGCAATTATATCAGCTCACGGTATTATGGAACCGGCGCAACTTGGGCCGTCGGCGAATTTGGGACGACGGCGTTTCAGGTTCAAGATATCACGAGCGGGACCACGCCGCTGACCATCGCCCAAGGCGCGCCCAGCAACGCCCTTTATGTCGCCGCCAACGGTAAAATCGGAATCGGGCGCACACCGTCGTTCAACTTGGATCTCTATCAAAGCGCCGCCGGTTCAGACGCCATAATGGCGATCACCAACGGCGCATCGACCAACGGCGCTTATGTTCGAACCTATACGGCCAGCACCAACTATTCGGGCGCGGATTTCGCGGGGCTGGGGCAGGAATGGCGGGTCGGCCAATTCGGCAATACTGCGTTCCAAGTCAACGACATTACCAACAGCACGATACCGTTAAAGATCGCGGCGGCTGCGCCGACCGGTTCGTTTTCCGTAGACGCTTTCGGCAATGTGTTCGTCAACCGAAACAGCGCGGTGGCCTCGACGCCATCTTTGACTGATCGATATCCCGTTTTTGTGGTTGAGGGTGCTAGCCTCGCCAATTCGGCCTTGGGCTCGATCAATTGGGCGTCTGATCCGACGTCGGGAAGCCTTAATTTCGCTAAGGCCAGAGGAGCGTCAGTCGGATATCCATCGGTCATCACCACGGGAGATTTGATCGGGCAAATCACGGCGGCGGGCTATGACGGCACGACCTGGTCTCGCAGCGTGCAGATCAATTTCAGCTCCTCCGGCACTATTGCGTCAGGTGTTGTCCCTGGGTTGATCGACATTCAAACGGCGAACGCTTCGGGAACGTTGGCGCCGGCATTGCATATCGCCAACACACAAAACGTCTCGATCGGCACATCGACTGAAAGCGCCTCAAGGCTTCTTGTCAGCCAACCATCGGCGACCGCCGCCGATATGACTGTAACATTCACCAACCTCGCCAATGGTAAAGCCGCCTTTCTGCAAACCATCGCGTTGAGCAATTACTCGGCCACCCGACACGACGGCACGGGGCAGGTTTGGTACGAAGGTGAATTCGGCAGTACGGCCTATGTACTGTACGACTCCACCAACAACAAAACTCCGTTTTCTGTCGCCGCCAACGCGCCGAACAACGCGCTGACTGTATCGTCGGCGGGCCTGGTCAACGTTCCGGGCGCCCTCACGGTTGGCGGCGTTCTAACGTCCGGCGGCGCGGCGATCACCCCAACGTTCAGCGCCACGACCTCAAGCATAGGAGGGTCGGCTTTGTCGGCGGGCACATGCGCCTCTACAACGGCCACAGTCACCGGCGCGACGACCTCGATGGCGGTTGTAGTTACGCCCGCCACCTATCCCGGCGATGCTTTCTACTGGCACGGTTATGTCAGTGCGGCCGGGGTTGTGACCGTCAAGGTCTGCGCGGCGACCGGCGCAACGCCAACCGCCTCCACCTACAACGTGCGCGTTTTGCAATAGGGCGAGCGGCTGTTTCCGGCGAACCGCGTTCGCCGACTATTGATCCGGAGGCGCCCATGGCCGTCACCCAGTTGGAACGCAAACCCAACCCAAAAAACGTCGACCTTCAGAACCAGATTGGCGAGCTTCACGATTGCCTGGAGGCGACGGCGGCGCAGGTCGATACCCTGACGGGCGACTCGGCGGTGACCAAAGCCAACTTGGCAATGGTGCTTCAAGCCCTGGGCATTCCGGAGCTGACGGCGAAAGACCTGGAGCCCGGCGCGACGCCGATCAAGGTACGGCGGCGCGTCGGCGGGTTGAGCCCGCATATGGCGGTCGGCGGGTTGATCGTGGCCGTGGTCGCCGCCGTGCCGGGCGGTCAGCTGGTCTACAAGATATTGGAGCCCGCCGTCGTCGCCTTCGCCGCGACGCTGCACCAGGCGCTGTTGACGGCGCACTAACCGCGCCGCCCTGCGAGCGACGTTCGCATCCCATCCTCGGAGACATTCGATGACCGACCCGTCGCCTCCCAGCGAAAGCGCGCCCTCGCGCCTGGAGCGCCCGACCGTCAAAAGCGAATGGACGCTGCTTTTGGCCGGCGCGTTTTGCGGTGTGATCGCGCTGGTGATCGTTGCGGCCCTGGTGCTGCATCCGTGGGCCGTCACCGCGCCGAACGACAAGGATCGGATTCACTATCTGGGTTGGGCGCTGTTCTTCGCGCTTGGCGGTCTGATCCTGATCGTCATCGCCCTCATGATGCCGACGGTCGGCACGGTGAAGGCGTCTGGCCTGGGCGCCGATCTCGAGCTGCGGGGCCGGGGCGAGGCGCCATGAAACGGCGCGGCCTGTTTGACGACTACATCGGCCCTTGGCTCGGCGTTCTGATCCTGATCGTCGTCCTGGGGGCTTGGACGTTTGTGCTGGCGGCCCTCGCCTATGGAGCGAAAACGCCATGATCACGCCGGACACGCTTCGCGCGTTCGCGCCCCGGTGCGACGCCGCGAGCCTGGCTTTGCCGCTGCAATCGGCGTGCGTCGCCCAAGGGATCACCACCGCCGCCCGCGTTTGTGTGTTCATGGGTCAGGTGTTCGTCGAAAGCACCGGCCTGACGCGGTTCGAGGAGAACCTTCATTACACCGCCGAAGTTCTGAAAAAAGGCTTCCCGGCCCGGTTCCCGACGCTAGATCTCGCGACGCAGGCGGCGGCCAAGGGCCCCGTCGTGATCGCCGGCCGGCTGTATGGCGATCGGCTGGGCAACCACGGCCCGGCGGACGGTTGGACCTATCGCGGGCGCGGCCTGATCCAGATCACCGGCCGCGCCAACTACGCCGTGGCGTCCAAATGGACCGCCGTGGATCTGATCGCCCACCCGGACCGCGCGGCGGAGCCGGAGATCGCCGCCGTGATCGCCGCCGCCTTCTTCGCGTCCAAGGGCTGCATCCCGCTGGCCGATGCGGGCGACATCGAAGGCGTCACCAAAAAGATCAACGGCGGCCTGAACGGCCTGGCCGAACGCCAAGCGGCGACGATTCACGCCCGTTCGATCTGGGCTTAAACTTCCACCGCAACAGGATCACCCTATGACCCACCGCCGTATCCTCGGCGCGCTGGCGCTTGCCTTTGGGCTGGCGTTAAGCGCTTGCCACTTCGACCCCGCCTTTGCGCAGACCGTCGCGCCGCCGTCGCCCACGCCGGCGCCGGCGGCGGTGCAATGTCCGGAGTTCACCTATAAGGCCGCGCCGCCGGCCGCCCCGGGCGCGACCATAGCCCTGTGCTACCACGCCTTCGTGGTCGGCTATTCGCCCACGCTGCGTGATCCCCTGTGGAGCGCGGAGCACTTAACGGCGGATGGCGCCAAGGCCGCCATGGTCGCCAAGCGCACCGGAACCTTTCACGCCGAAACGCAGCTGGCGCCCGCCGATCGGGCGGAGCTGGCGGATTATCACTGCGCCCCGTTCGATCGCGGCCACATGACCCCGGTCGGCGACTTCGGCGCGGATCGCGACAAGGGCGAGACCTTCAGCCTCGCCAACATGGTTCCGCAGGCGCCGGAGCTGAACGAAGGCCTGTGGGCTGAGATCGAAGCCGAGGTGCGCGGCCTGGCCATCGCCGACGGCGAGGTGTGGATCGTCACCGGACCGGCGTTTGCCGATCCGCCGGCGTTGCTCAACGCCCGCGTGGCCGTGCCCAGGGTGACGTGGAAGGCGGTCTATGACCCCAAACTCGGCGCCTGGGCCTTTGTGGCGCAAAACGACGCGTCGGGCGTGGTGGCTGTGGTGTCGATTGCCGAGCTGGTGCAGCTGATCGGGTTCGATCCGTTCCCGGCCCTGGACGACGCCGCCAAGGCCACGCCCGCCGCCGTCACGCCGCTGAAACCCCGGCCGCACCCGATCGCGCCCCGGCCGTGCAAGACGGGAGAATAGCCCATGCCCGCTTTCCTCATCGCCTGGGGCGCCGGCGCGCTGCGCTGGGGCGGAACCCCTAAGAACTGGCCGTACATCGGCGCGGGCCTGGTGATCCTAACCATCATATTCCTGGTAGTGATGGTGCGCCACGACGGCGCGGTGATCCAACGCCAAGGGGTTCAGGTGGTGGGCGCCAAGGCCGCCGCCACCGTGGCCAAGGGCGACGCCCAGGCCGCCACAGACGCCGCCGGCGTCGTCTCCAAGGGCGCCGACCGCGACGCCGCCATTCAAGCCACAGGAGCCGCCCATGCGCGGGTTTTACAGACTACGCCGGGGCACGATGCTCCGGTGGCTCGCAGCGTCAATGATGCTGCCCGTCGCGGGTTGTGCGACTATGCCGCCTACGCCAACGATCCAACCTGCGTTCAACTGCGCAAGCCTCGTCCCTGATCGGCTCAAGGCGCCCGTCGCCGGCGCGCCCCTGCCGCCGGCCGATGCGGACGCCGGCCAAGTGTGGGGCTTCGCCGACGCCCAGACCGGGCGGTTGGACATGGCCAACGGTCACACGTCCGACGTGGTGGACATCGTCACCAAATGCGAAGCCGCCAAAGCCGAAGCGCAAACCGCGCTGAAGCCGAAACGGAAATGGTGGTGGCCCTTTTAAAGGGCCTCGAACGGGGTTAGAATCTCCTCATGGTCGAAAAACTGATGCCCTACCGGATGCCCTCTCAAGCCGAGATCGATGCGGCCTACTTGCCCGTCACGGCAGACATTCGGCGGATGCTTGATGATAGGCACCGCCAAGCGGTTGAGATCGTCGCTTCGGGGCGAACCGTCGAATTTGTCATTGGTGAAAAGGTCGTCGGGCGCATCGATCCGGTGCGGCCGTTCCGGAATTTCTAAGGCGGTCAATTTCTTCGATTTCGAGCTCTGACGCCCCCGGCCACCCCGGCCGGGGGCGTTTTGCGTTTCAGGCACTCAACTTCACCAGAATGGGCGAGTTAGGGTATCGACCACATCGCGTCCCCGCACCCATCGATACCCTAACTCCCTCCTCTTGGCTGTTCAGCCGGAGGAGGGTTGCTAAATCCCCTTCTAATTCAAGTTCGTAATTGCCCCGGCCCTCTGCCGGGATGAGCCGGATTCCGGCGATCAGCGTGCGCAGCGCTTTGCGGGCTTCGGCTCGCTCCACGGTCGGCTCGCCATCGAGCCCCGCCTGCAGATCCTCCACCAGCCGGCGATAGCGCTGGGCGATGGCGGGATGCAGGTCGACCACATCGGCGCTCGGTCGATTGTCCAGGCGCGCTTCGAGCGCTGCCCTGCGCGTCTCCAACTCCCCCAACCGATCCTTAATCGCCGCCCCGGTCAGCACGCCATCGGCCACCTGGTCGATCAGGCGCGCGGCGCGGCGCTTCACCTCGTCCAGCTCGCGCCTCACGGCGGCGTCGTTATGTAACGCGATCGCGCGCTGGCGCCCCTTCTCCGTTACATATTCGGCCACCGCCGCCTCGATCACGGCGGGGTGCAACAGGTTGTCGCGGATGGCGGCCAAGACGCGAGCCTCCACGTCGGCGCCCCGCGCCGTGCGGGTGTTGGTGCAGCCCGATCCTTCCGCCCGGCCGTTGCAGCGGAACCGGCGATCGGGACCGCTGAGGGTCATCGCCCCCGTGCACACGCCACAGCGCACCAGGCCTGACAGCAGCCCCTTCGGCCGTCGCACAGCGCCCGGGGTCATCGGGTGCGCCACGCTGGCCAGGCGGCGCTGCACAGCGTCCCACAGGGCGTCATCGACGATCCGGAGCTCCGGCACCGCCGTGGTCACGCGGTCGGCTTCTGCGGCCGCCCTAGCGCGGCGCGTGCCGGTCCGGCGATCCTTGGTCCAAGTCTGACGGCCCCACACCTGAACGCCTCGGTATAGGTCGTTGTGCAGCACGCCGTTGCCGCGCTGGGCGTTGCCGTTGATGGTGGAGGCGTTCCACCGGCCGCCGCGCGGCCCCGGCACGCCCTCCAAGTTCAGCCGCCCGGCGATGGCGCGCGGCGAAGCGCCGGCCGCATACTCCCGAAAGATGCGGCGCACGATGGCGGCCTCCCCCGGATCGATGGAGCGCAGCCCCGCGCGAATCTCGCCCGCCTCAGTCAGCTCGCGGCGCACCTGGTAGCCATAGCTCCGCCCACCGGCGGATCGCCCATCCCGCGCCACGCCGGACAAGCCGCGCCGGGTCTTGCGCGCCAGTTCCTCTAGGAACAGGGCGTTCATCGTGCCCTTGAGGCCGATGTGCAACGTCTGCGCCTCCCCCTCCGCGATCGTATTGATCGTGACGTTGCAGGCGCGGAGATCCTCATAGATGTCCCACGCGTCGCCGCCGGAACGGGTCAGGCGATCCAGCGCCTCGGCGATCACCACGTCGATCGCGCCCGCCTTGGCGGCGGCCAACAGGCCGATCAGTCCGGGCCGGTTGGCGGCGGAGGCGCCGCTGATCGCCGCGTCGCTGTATTCCGCCACGACGTCGGCGCCCAACCGCGCGGCATGCGCCCGGCAGGCGGCGAACTGATCGGCGATCGACCCGACGTTCTGAAGGTCGGATGAAAAACGGGCATAGAGCGCGGCGCGCATGGGCGGTTACTTCGTCTCTTTCGGCCGGTCCTGGTCGGCGGCCATCATGCGCGCAAGCGCCCGCGCTAAGTCAAGCACCGCCTGTGGCGGCGGGGGCGTGTCCGATCGGCGCTTAGGGCTCGATCCGGCGGCCATGGTTAGGCGGCGCTCTCGTCCGCGTGCAACGCGTCAAAAGCGTGGCCAGCCATTTCATCCGCGAGTTCTCGAATGATCCGTCGCACGTCGTCGCAAGAAACGTCTCGTTTCAAGCAGGCTGCAAAGCAGTCTACGGAGCCCCCAAGCGCGCCGACAACCACGGCCTGCTGGCCCGCTTGGCCCTCGACGGTGCCCATCAGGTGTTGCCTGATCAGCTCCATGACCGCTAAGCGCGTTTCCTGGGCAATCGCGTTAAAAGCTGGTTCGCTAAGTTCGACCATCACGCTTTTCCTTTCACGGGCATAACGGTGAGCTGCAGAGCGGTGCGGCGGTCTTTGACGCGTTGGAGCATGGCGTCGATCGCGCCCGGGTCTCCGCCCAGCCCAACGCACGCGAGGCTGACGCCCAAGAGTACGCTTTCGGCCAAGGTCAGAACGTCCGCCACGTCGCCGCCGGAATCGACCACCCGGACCGTCATGGCGTTGACGATCGGCGGGAGGAGGGTGTTGTGAAGCAAGCGCTGATCAATCATGACGGCGCGCCCGGCATGGCGTAGCAGTTCGTGCAACCGGGAGACACGACCGAGCACCCGGTGATCGGGTTCCACGTCGCGTCCGTCCATTCGATCGTGGTGTTGTCAGCCATGGTTAGATCGCTTTCCTACAGACGTCGCACAGCGGACGCCGGGTCAGGCTGACGCTATGGGGGAAAAGGGCGGGGGCGAAGGCGTCAGGGTCTCCGCGAAGGCACTCCCGCGCCGCGTGGCAGGCTTTCTGGCTGCAGCCGTCGCAGGCTGTGAAAACAGCGTCGCGCTCGACAAACCGTCCACACCAGTCGCTGAGGTCGATCGCCGGCCAAGCGCCGAAGCTGCGATAGCTGGAGCCGGTTCGGGGATTGACTGTGCCGGTGGGCGCGTCGGCGCGGCAGGTGGGGTGAGGCTCAACGCCCGCGCGGGGCGCGCGCATGAACCGGCAATCGGCGCACCGTTCCGTCATCATGCCGCCCTCATGGCGTTCAGCGCGCCTTCGGGGTCGGCGGCTCTCAGTGCGGCTTGCAAGGCGCGGCTGTCCAGGCCCGCGAGCCAAGCCAGGCCAATCTGGCTTTCGGGGATGGCGTCGGTGGAAAGGATGTAGATCGCGACCATGGTGCGCCGCTCGATCTCGCCAAAGAACGGGTAGCTGACGTTGGTCAGCTGGATTCGGCGCCCCTGGCGGCGGCGCTGGATCGAGCGCGCCAAACCGTCCAGATCGGCGAAGGCATAGGGCCGCTCCCGCCCAGCGACGAACAGGGCGTAGGGAACCTTGAACCGGTCCGGCGCGCGGGTTCGGCGGGCTTCGGCCATGGCCTGAGCGTGGGTTGATAGAGTTCCGCGCATCAATGACGCCCCTCGGAATGGTTGGGCGAAAGGGCGATGGTCAGGGCGTTCAATGCCGCTTCCGTCCCAGCCTTTTCAGAAGCGCAAGCGGCGCAATCGGCGCCAAAGCCGACGTCCAGCGCGATTTCCAATAAATCTGCCGCTAGAGCGACGATTTGGGATCGGTGCAATCCGTGAATAATTAGGGGTTGCTCGTCCGTGGACCCGCGATCGTTCACCAAGAACAGCAGAAACGGTCCCGTGGTCACGCGCGATACAGCATCAGCGGCGCGCTCAATGGTGTCGCGCTTTGAAACGTGTCTGCGCGGTCGCTTGCTCATTCTCCGCCCTCCGCTGCGTCGGTTGCGGGGCTGGCCAGTTCGGCCAGCAGCGCCGCGTCTTCCGGCGCGGGCTCGGTGCAGACGGGGCAAAAGCCGTCCGTCAGGTCGTCTTCAAGGGTCCGGTCGCCGCCGCAGTTTGAGCAATAG